AGCAACGTCCTGCCGGATCGGGACAGCCCCGAGGATCGTCCCGGCGGCCAACGCCTCAGCGGACGGCGCCTGCGGCACGATCGTGGAAGCCCGCTCCGTCGGGTCGGTCGTGTCGGCCGGTGCGTCCCCCGGTGCGTTCGTCGCCGGTGCGTGCACGTCGGTGTCCAAGCGGGTCTCATCCGGGACAACCTGCGGCGCCACAGCGGCCTCGGTGTCCTTGTCAGCGGTCTTACGTGCGGTCATGGTTCGCGCTCCCTGGCTTGTGTGGGTGTGGGTGCCGGATCTAAGTATTCCCCGAAGGGTGGGCGCCCGGTCCTGATCCGACACAGGGAACCGGGCACCCACCGACTAGGACGCTAGAACACCCTGCAACCGTGCGGCGGCCTTGCCACCGAACACCGCGAGACCACAGTAGAACTCGATGCGGGTCCGGTAAACGGGCTGCGACTGCAACAGGCCGAGGTCGTCAACCATCACTCCACCGTTCGTCAGCCCGGTCACCCCACGGTCGGACTCGTCGGCCCCGAACTTCACCGCGTAGATGCTGGACGCAACCGAGGATGCGCCCTGCGTTTCCGTCTGCGGCAGGATGCGGGCACCGGCGAGGTTGTCACCCGGGTCGAGGATCGGAATGCCGTTGTACGTGAGAACACGCTTCCCGGTGGCGTCCTCCCGCACGGTGTCGAACCCACCGGCCCACCGGGCACCCGAGCGGAGCCGAGGCAGGATCGCGGAGTTGGCGTACAGCGCACCGTTGGTGGAATTGATGCCCGGGACAGCGGCGATCAACAGGTCAAGCTGATCCATGAATGCCATCGCCAACGCCTGCGACCCGGACGCGGGGATACCGTTCGTGCCGGCGGAAATGACCTGCGCACCGGTGAGGCGCTTCTTCAACCCATCGAAGCCCTTGGTATCAACGGTCACGTCACCGTTGAAGAAATGGTCCTGGAACTTGTAGGCGGCGGCCTTGACCTTCAGTTTGGTCTGCTCGGCGCGCTGGTCGTTCAGGTTCCCGCGGGTCTGCACGATGAACCGGTCCACGTCGGCGTCACCACCGAGGATGACCAGCGACTCCGTTGCCTGGTTGAACGTGCCGGTCGACTCGGTGTACGCCTCGTTCACGAGCCGGAACGCAACACCCGGCAGGGTGCTTTCCTGGTTGTATGCGTAGGCGTTGCCCTGGATCGTCTTCAAAGGCAGCCGGTCAAGTACGGGGGATTCCTGCACGAACGTCTCCAGCACACCGCGCTGCAGGTCGTTCTGGCTGATCGTCGCGGACTGCGCCAGGGTTACGGCCATCGGGTTTCCTTACTTCGAGTGGGGTCCGGCGGCGTACGCCCCGGCGAGGAGATCAGTTCCGTGGAGCTTCGACAGATCTGGGTTCCGCTGGTCACCGGCCCCGCCGGAGTGTTCCAAGCTGCCACCGGCCGCGCCACCTGCGCGTGCCCGTAGTGTCGGATCTGATGTTAGCGCTTCGGTGATCTTTGTTTTGATGTCCTGCTCGGCCGTGTCCCCGTTCGGGTCGATGCTCGAAACGGCGCGCATGAAAGAGCGGGAGTCCAGCAACCGGCCAACGTCGACACCCATACCCGGGGCGAGCGCCATCCGGTAGATGCTGAGTTCCCGGTCCCGTTCCACGTTCGCGGCGGTCAACTGCTCCACCTGCTGTGTGAGCTTCACAGGGTCGGCCTTCTCGTCCGGGGTGAGCCCGAGCGCGGCGGCGATCTTCGTTGTCAACGCCTTCTCAGCGTCGGCGGCGGCCGCGGCACGGGCGGCGTCCCGCGACTTCCCGCCAGCGGTGGCGGCCTCACCCTGCAACCGGGCGATGATGGCTTTCAGTTCTGTCGGGTCGTCCGTCGTGATGCCCTGCGCTGCGCCGCCAGCCGCAGCAGCCTGGCCCGCCACGCTTCCCGCGCTGCTACCTGTGCCGCCCTGGTCGCCACCCGGGTCACCGGCGCCGGCCCCAGTGCCACCGGCCCCGCCTGCGTCCTCCGCGCCGCCTTGGGCGAGCCAAATTGGTCGGCCATCTTTCCGCCTTCCGATCATCGTCGGTGCTGGCAGGATCGTTCCGTGCATGGTTACTCCCTGTGTCGGTGGTGATCACAGGGTAAACCCGCGGCATCAGGTGGGTAGGGGTTTCGGGTCGGGTGGTTGCAGGGTTTCCCGGTGTGCCTCGGTCCACGCCCGAGCCAACCGGGCCGACGTGAGCCCGGCGTTGGCGTCGTACGGGCAGCGGGTCGCGCCTTCGCCCCGCTTGAACCGCTCGGCGGCCCGCCTGCCCTGCGCCCGCACGTAAGAGTCGAGCCCCGGCCCTAGGCCGTCAGCACCCATGCGCCCACCCTACGCTAACCGGGCTAGTGTCACACCAGGAAATCATCCGTGCCCCGCTCCCGTTTCTGCGTCCCCGAAATGACCTGCGCCCGGTACTGCTCCAACGTCGGCCGCCCGTTCCGATCCCACCACGCCTTCAGCTCGTCCGACGCCCACTTACGTGCCCGCTTTTCCGGGCCGGTGAACAAGTCCAACGGGTCGATCTGCAGGCCCGGCCGGTCGGCGTGTTTCGCATTCCACGCCTCACCCTCCCGGTTCAACAACTGGCCGCGGCAGTCGTCCTCCGCTGCGTTCCACAACCGGTAAACCTCGTCGTTGTAATCGGACCGGATCATCTGATCCAACGTGTCCCCGCGTGACCCGGACGCCTTCAGCCGTTGGAACGCCTCCGCCTTCAACTGCTTCTCAATCGACACACCCATCACATCCGCATACGCCGAGCGCGGGTCCTCCCCGGCGTCGATCCGGCGGGTCACCTCGCCGGCCTTCGCCTGCATCGCTGCAGCCCTCGTGTCGGCCCGCTTCGCCCGTTGCGCTTCCACCGCGAGCCGGCGACGTTCGGCGCGTTGCGCTTCCAGCATCGGCAGGGAGTCCCGCCGGTCGAGCTCGGTGATGATCCTGTCGGCCCCGGGGTGGTCCTCCGCTAGAGCGGATTGCAACGCTGCCTCTATGTCGGCGTCGGATGCGGTGCGTAGCTCCCGGGTGTTCCAATCCCGCATGTCAGCCGGTGGTGTCCTGGGCGTGCGCTTCGGCTTCGGGTCCGGGACGAGCTCGGCGGGCACGTCCGGGACACGCGGCGCCACCGGCCGAGCCGTCGGTGTCTTAATCGATGTGCGGTAGGCGAGGTCCTTCCGCCCGTTCACATCACGCCACACCTTGAAATCAGCCTGTGCAGTGCGCAACCGCTTCGCGGCGATCGCGGCGGCCGGACTGTTCGGCGTCATCGTCCGGGCCGTCTGCGCCTTCCGCTTCAACTCCCGGATATGCCGCTCCCGGTAGCGTTGTTGCTGCCTGAGCTTGTCCCCCTCGGGGTCCTCCGTGTCCAACAGTGGCGGGGTGATCCCTGGCAGGTAAGCGGTCGTCCGGTGCCGGCAGTTCGGGTGAAACAGCCCGGCCGCGGTCGCTTGTGCGAGCGTGCCGGCCACAACGTAGGACGTTTCCGCGGCGGTGTACGTGCCCGCCCTGGTCTGCCCTGTGAGGGAAAGGACCTTGCCCTCCCACGGTCGGCACCGTTCGCACTCTTCCGGTGCGTCGGAGATCATCACGAGGTCCCGGCCGGCGTCGACCAGCCGGTCCCGGTGCCCTTGCATGATGGCCTGTGTCGCGGCGGTCCTGCCGATCATCTCCGCATAGGACGTCATTGACCAGGATCGGCCGGCCCTGTCAACGAACCCGGTAACGCCGCGGTCGGCCCACGTTTGCATGGCATCCCACGAGGCGTCCCGCCTGGTCATGCCGGCGGTTAGTTGCCGGCCGGCGGTCTGCTGCACCACATCCCGGTAGATCGCCTCCTGCTGCGACCTGATCACCAAACCCGTGTCCCGTATCTGATCCCCCGCAGCCGAGGTCAGCGCTTGAACCGCGCGTGTGTCGACACCCCCGAACGCCCCCGTGGTCGACCCGCCGAGCCGGGCGAGGTCGATACCTGCGACGGCTGCGCCCCGGTTGTACCCGGCGAGCACAGCATCCCCCGCGGCCTTCGTCCCGGCCTTCTCCAAGTCCTTCGTCAGCTTCAACGTTTGCGCCCGCAGGGTTTGCACAGCGATCAGTTGATGCTCACGCCACGACGGCGTATCAATCCCCCTCGTGATCGCCCTACCGATCAGATCCAGCAGTTGCAGCTCGGCGTCGGAGTAGATCTCCAACAATCCCTTGCCGAGCAGTGCGGCGTCAGCCGGTGATACCGGCATCGGTCCCGCCGAGGTCCATCGTCGCGGTGGTCGCGTCAAGGTTCGCCCGTGCGGCGGCGCCCTCCCGGATCAAACGCACCTCTTCCGCTACCTGCTCCACAGTCCAATCGGGGTGGAGCATCCCCACAATCGTCAGGTCCGATGCGGCCTCCGCAGCCCTGAGCGCTTGCAGGGTGCCGGCCACCTGCAAGGGTGTTTCCTGCGCACCACCGGTGAACTCCACGGTCAGCGCGTCGTCGGCTACCGGGCCGAGCCCCGCCTTCTGATCCATGCTGAGTGCTTTACGCAGGATGGTTTCCAACGCGGGCCGTTCGTTGTTGAGCACAGCGTCTCGGGTCCGCATCGACCGGGAGTCCTTGCTAATGACACCGGTCGCGGTTTGCGCGTTCCCGTTCTCATCCTCACCGAACGTGTTCGCGGAGAATGACGCGGCCCGCAAGATGACTTCGGTCAGTTCTTGGCACGTTGCCCGGTGCTCTTCCACCCGGATAGCGAATTGAATCTGCCGGATCGGATCCGACGCCGAGTCAGTGCCGAGCGCCCGTGGCATCGCCAACGGTGTGATCAGCCGGCGGTCCAGGTCAAACATCGCACCCATACCCGGCTTACCCCCTGTCTCCAACAGCCAGTCAGCCACGATGAGCCGGGACCGTCCGAGGTCAACGTCCCGCATCCACGATGAGTAGGCGTCGTCCAGTTTCGACAACGCCCCCTCAACGCCTTGGAACACGGACCGGCCGAGGTCCTTCCCGATTTCCTTGGTTCGCCACAACCGTTGTGGCTGCCTACCGGGGATGTGCACCACATCCAACCCCGGGGTCCCTGTGTCCACCACACCATCAGGGAACGCTGCGGCGAGCTCGGCGAGGTCGGGGTGCGCGGTCAGGTCCATCCGCTGCCCTACCTTGTCCCGAGTCCCGCGGTACAGGCCGTGTCGGATCACCCCCACACCTGTGGGGTCGAGGTCGTGTGACTCAAAGTGGCGCCACACCATTCCACCGGTTTGTGTTGCGCCGAGCTCCCACCAGAACGCAACCGAGCGGAGCTCACCGCAAGTGAATACCGGCCATGCCCCGTCGTAGGCGACTTGCTCAAACCTTGCCCTTGTGCCGCCGGCGGGGATCACAGCTTGCACGTACCGGCCGCCGAGCGCGGCGCCGATCTCCACACCACCGGCCATGGACGTGAGGAGTCCGTCGCGGATGTACTCGTTCACCCGGTCATTCGCTGCGGTGTTCGTGGTGGTGATCGTCGGCGGCTCCGAGTACAGCAGCTCTGCGGTAGCGGCGCACAGGTCCGACGCGAGCGGGACGTGCAACCGGTCATCGTCCGATCCCTGTTCGATCGGGTTGCCCCAGATCACCCGGCCCATTACCCCGCGGAGGCCGCCGGAGAATTGCGCCGGCCGGTTCAGTTGCTGCGCTATCGGTGTCGCCCCATACGCTGCGGTGAGTTGGTCAACGTCGCCGGAGTACCAGGCGGACCACCGGTAGAACTCGGACAGCAACGGGGCGAGGGGTTTCGGTGGCCACTCCTGGTCGGGGATAGGCAGTGGCATCGTGGTCCTCCGGTCAGTTGGTTCACTGAGCGTAAACGGTCACACAGTGCGGACTAGTGAACGCCATGAGTGATGAGTCGATTGGATCGCATACCGGCCACCGTCCAAACTGTGATCAGCGGACTTGATCACCGCGTCTTTGCCCTTCGCTGCCTGGTCAGGGTCCCACGAGTAGCCGGGTGCTTCATCGATGAACCCATGGCAGCGGTCAGCGACCTTCAGCCGGTCAGTGGACAACATCGAGGACATGAGTTGAATACCTGGCAACACTTTGTTGTCGGCGTTGGCGAGCCTCCCGAACCGTTGTTCAACCATTTCCGCCTGTAGTGATGCGGCGGAGGGGTCAACGAATATCCACTCAATCGGTGGTTCATCCCTCGTGACCTGCCCGGGCCGGTTATCGAGCGGTAGGTGAGGTTGCGCCATCCAATCCCCGAGCCCCTTGACCAGCCTCGTGTCCGTCCAGCGACCGTCTATGCGCCCGTCGTGCCGCCACTCGTCCACGAGGTAGAGCCGTGAGTCCAACCCGAGGCCGAGCAGCAGGGCGGCGGTCGGGTTGTTCGTGCCGTAGTCCACCCCCACACCGAGTAGGCGTTGCATCGTCGGGAGTTTCCCCCATGGGATGACCATGCGGAGCGGGTCCCAGTCAGCGAACACGGCGCCCTCGGCGGCGACCCATTCACCGAGGTAGAACCGGCGGTACCACAGCCCGGTGTACTCACGGCGGTACCGTGCTTTTCGTTCTTCGGAGATCCCGGGGTTGTCGTCCATCGTGAAACGCCAAACATGCCAACCGGGCAGCAGACCTTTCTTCACCCGGTCGATGTAGAGCCGTTTCAGCCAGTGCGCCGGGGTGTCCGGGTTCGTCGTGGCGAACAGCCTGGCGTGGTCACCGGAGAGCCGGCCGAGCAGGGTTTGGAACATGTGCTCATCCATGAGGGTGAGTTCGTCCACATACGCACCGGCCAGGGTGAGCCCCCGCAAGCGTTCTTCCGCGGCGGCGTCGCCGGCGCCGATCAACTCCACCTCCCGGCCGAGGATCACACAGTGCGTGGAGCGGCGCCGGAACTTCACGGCCCCGGGGTGTAGTTGCTTCATCGGTGACAGGACGTTGCGGACGATCGTGTCGAGGGTCTTACCGATGATGGCTAGGTGCCCGGGTGGTGCGTGCCTGACATAGTTCAGAAACGCGATGTTCGCGCTGGTGGTCTTGCCGGCGCGGGCCGAGCCGTCCCAAAGGTTGACCACCCCGGTGGCGTGTTTGATGGACGCCCATTGACGCGCCGACAAACCCACGGGGTCAACCCCGCCTTGCGGTGGCGATACTCGTCAGCAGTGACACGAGCGCGGCGGCGGCGGACACGTTCAACAGTTCCGGCCAGTTAACACCGGTGATCCCGGCCAGGTTGGAACCAACGAGCGCTACCGCGGTCGCTGCGGCGGTTTGGATTGCCCTGTCCGCGGCGGTTACCCACATGTCAGGGTTGGCGTACCTCGATCCCATAACAGCGAGTATGCGGCGGTTACGCGGTGTTGAAGTCTAGGACGCCCTGGTCAAGGCGGCGGGCGGCTATCTCGCAGTACCGTTCCTCTAGTTCAACCCCGATGGCTTTACGCCCCTCGTTCTTGGCTGCCCGTAAAGTGGTGCCCGATCCTGCGAACGGGTCGAGGACTGTATCGCCGTGATTGGTGAACAGGCGTACCCAATCGCTGACCATGGGCAGAGGTTTGGATGTCGGGTGTCCCTGACCCTGCGCCACTGGGTAAGTCCAGACACCTGACCTACCACCGCCGTTCCATGTCGGTTTAGTGTCGTCGCGGTGCATGAAAGCGATAGCCTCCCAACCCTGCCCCGGGCGGTCGGCTGAGATTTGCGGCATGGGGTTGGTCTTGACCCATACTCCGATGCGGAGCGTTTTGAGTCCTTCCGGCGGGGACTGGTCAACGCGGAATGCGTGACGATAGTCAAGCGTGCTGACAACCCAGCGATCCGTGACCCGACCGCACTCAACGAGCACGGCATTCAGTTCTGCTTCGGTTATGCTTGCGAACCCGATCGCCCTTGTGTCGTGGCCTTTGTTGGTCTTAGCCATCCCATGAGTTCGCTCTGAATAGGGCGGATCGGTTATGACTGCGGACACGGAACGGTCACCCATGCTTGCGAGGACGTCCCGGCAGTCCCCGAGGTAGAGCGTGATCCCATCACCGGACCAGTACGGGTCCGTCATAGGTGGCTGCTCAGTACGTGCGGGTACGGCAAGGCAAGGACGACCGGTCCGGGCTGGGTATTCCACGTGTCCCACCGGCGGCGCTGCCTGTTCAGCAACGCCTGATGCTCCTGCCGCATCCACAACGGCCCCTTGCCCTGGTCGACCCGCGTCATCCTTCGATGTCGATTCGCACGATGTGACGACGCGCCACAAGGCAGGTAACAGAGTCGTCCAGGTCGAATGTCAACCACGGCGACTCGCCTGACTGGATTTCCTCGGACAGTGCTAGCGCGTCCTCGGTTGGCATGTCCATGATCGTCACCTCACCATCCGGGACAACGGTCAGGATGGTGACCTTCACGGGTGTCTGCGCTTATCGGGTCGCTGCCCCGGCACCGGTGTCGACCACGCCTCACGCGGAAACCGCACGGTGTGCCGGCGTCGTTGCTCATCCTCGATCGCTGCAGCGGCACCGTACCGGCGGCCCACCATGGCGTCCCCGTGGTGCTCCACGAGCTCGGCATCGGTCGCGGCGGCCAACGCTTCCCGGACTTCCGCGCTGATCCTCACCGTCAGGTCGTCAACAGCCTTCGCTGCGGCGGCCACGTCCGGGTCCTCTCCGGCTAGTTCGTCTAGGTCGGCCTGCAGTTCCGCCCACTCTTCCCGGGTCCATTCCTCCGGCGGTCGCGGCGATGGCGCGGCGAATGCGTCGACTGCCTCCCGGAGTTGATGCACGTCGGTTGGCCAACCGGCCGCGTTCAGTTCGGCGGCGGCCCGTCTCAGTTCGGCGGCGATGATGTCATCCCCTTTGGTCGGGACGACACGGCGGGCAGGATCGGCCATCACAGACCATCCCTGCAGCCTTCGAGGTACCGGTGAGCAGCCTCACGCGCACGGTCCAACACCCCAACCTCATCCTGACTCAACCCGGTGGTGCCTTCCACTGTGAACTTCGACCAGGTGGCGTCGATCTGCGCCCAACGCTCGGCGGCGGCGATGCACACTTCCCGGTCCGACGTGACCCCTTCGGTGTCCGGGACAGCGACAGCGAATGTCACCGCGGCCCCGACGAGCAGCCCGACGACTACGCCGATGATGCCGCCGGCGAGGTCGTGCCTGATCCTGGGGCCTTTGTCGATCACACGGTTGATCATGCGCCCATTCCTTCCGATCGTGGGTCATCCGACCACGGCGCATCGGGTGCGGTCGTGGGTTTGATACTTTGTTTCGTTGTCACGGCGACTGCGATCTCGGCCAGCACGTATGCGTCCCGGACGGGCAGCGCACACCCTTGCCGTGCCCACGCGGCCAGCACGTCACCGATCAGCTTCGCGGGGTCCATCAGGCATCCCAACCGTGAGCGTTGACCAGGTGGAACCGGATCGCCCACCGCGCGGACTCACGGATATTTGCCGGGCGGTGGCACTTCACGTCGTAGGTAACCGACCAGTCACACGCCCAGCAATGGACCCGGGTCATCCCGTACCGGGAGCGGACCTGGATCGGTGGGTAACGGTGCTGGCCTGCGTGGTCCGTCATCAGTGAGCACGGCACGGTGCCGATGATGCTCCGGCAGCGCCCCCGCGGCCACGGGTGGAGCGTGGGGATGGTTCCGGCTGCGGCGAGGTCGGGGAGGTCGTGTGGGTCCTCGTCCGGGTGACGCTCAACGCCCAACTGGTCGGCGTTCGGTAACCGCGGCGGATCGATGAACACGAGCCCCGGGTCCGTCGCCACCGTGTCGTGATGGTTCATAGTTTGATTCCCCTCGGTGGTGGTGCCGGCATGTGCTGCAACCCGTAGGCCAACGCCATGCGTGCAACGTCGGACGTTGATAGGTGGAACTCCGCGGCCTTCTGGTCGAGCACTTCCCGGCCGGCGGTCGTGACCCGGATCGATACGCGGGCGTCCCGGGTCCGTTGCTCACCCATCGTGGTCAGCCTGGTCGGCCAGCAGAGCGGCACCGAGGCGGCGCCCGAACGGTGTCCCACCGGCGACGTAGGCGCCAAGGACGATCAGCCACGACCCGACAAGCTCCCTGACCCGGGTCATCGGGCACCGTCCGCTATGGCCTGCAACGCCCGGCACGTCACTTCGATAGCGGCGAACTCCCGCGGTGTGAGCTGGTCGGAGTACTTCTCCATGTGCTCGGTGAGCCGGTCCCACGTAACCCGGGCAGGATGCCGAGGTCGCGAGTCCATCACCGCGGCGAACTCCCGCGGGGTGAGTTGGTCGGTACTAGCGGCCGGTCGCCACCGCGTCCCGTTGTCGTACGGTTCGGTATCGGTCGCGTCAGTGATAACGCCCATCATGGTGCCTTCCTGTTTGGTCGGGTGAGATAAGTGCGCCGTTACCCTCGACGCCCCGCGTTGCTATCCCCATCGCCCCCGTAGGTGGTCGACCGCGGCCCGTTCGTTCTACCGGTGGAACCCTGCGGCCTTCACCGCACCCACAGCTTCGGACAGTTCAGGCGGGTCGATGAACACCGCCAGGATGCGCGCCAGACGCTCCGTGTCCGTCTGCTCCAGGGCCGCCATCCGACGCGACCAGTCCTGCCAACCGGGCGAGTGTTTCGCCCGTCTGATCAACGTCTCTTCCATGGGTACCAATGTACCCCATACGGGTCACAACGCAAGTGGTTAGAACATTTACCCGCTGATCGTTCCGCGTGGCGTCAAGAACGAAATACACCAGCCCATCGGCGGACAAGCAACGCGGCATCATCGTTTCGTCCGGGCGGTGATTGCCTCGGACACCAGGACCCGGAGCATCTGCGAGCGTGTGCGGTTCTCCGTCGCGGCGAGGTCGTCAATCCATTGAGTCACGGTCGGCGATAGCCGAAACGTGATCGTCGCTCGGGGTGGTTTCTTCTCGTCAGTCATGGCGTAAGCGTATCGCACGCACTGCGTTTAGGTGTGCTCGTTCGCCTACGCGGGTGAATCCGTGTCCATCAGCATCGGGTCATCCGGGTCAGCACCAGCCGGCGGCGTCGACAACAGTTGCTCCAGCAGGGACACCACCGGGCCGAGGCCCTGACCCTCCGAATACACATCCACATACTTCGCTTGCGCCGCCAGAATCCGGGTCAAGCTGAGTGTGTGCTTCGACAGTTGCCCCGCCGACAGCCTCCCCGAACCGGCGTCCTGATCAGCAGAGATGCGCTTCATCACCGCACGCGCGGCCATCTCCAACCGCTCCATATGAATCCGGGCGAGCTCGTCCGCGGCCGGCTTCTCCCTGCGCTGCAACGCAAGGGTGATTCCCTCCGACACAGACGCGTGCGACCGGTAACCAAGCTCCCTCGCTATGTCCTGCATCGTCCACCCCAACACGCGGAGTTCAAGCGCCCGAGCCTGTTTCGCTGCAGCCGTGAGCCGGTGCGGATGATTGGGGTTCGCTGCGCCTCGCGCCATCTCGTCGGCTCCTTTGTTGTCGGATACCGACTCATGCTAGGCGGGTCTGCGTGCCCATCGGATGACTAGGCACGGTAGTGGGCACACGTAGTTGTGTGTGTCGCCCCGGTAGTACCCGATCCACCAGTCGTGGGTGTCTATGTAGATCTTCACTGGTTACCGTTCGGTTGGTTGCGCACCGGCCCGAGAGGTCTGTGGTCCGCTCGGGCCGGTGCGGGTCTGGTTAGTGGAACTCGCGGCAGAGTTTCCCCTGCGCCACGAACAGCCGGTAAATGCTGGCGTTCATGTAGAACCACTGGCCGCTGCCGTTGTGTGGTGTGTTGAGCCAGCAGGCGTATTGCCAGGGGTCGGCGTGTGCTGCGGGTGCGACCGCTACGGGTGCGACGATCGCGGTCAGGGTGAGCGCCATTGCGGTCAGGGTGCCTTTGATCCTGCGGGTCATTCGGTGTTCCTTCCATTGGTGGCGCTCACACGGTCGTGTGAGCCGTTGGGGTGGACGGGTGCCTGGTCGTGGTGCCAGCCGGCGGCGGCGATGGCGTCGGCTAGCAGGGTGGGTGTGCATGGTTGTCCTACGGCGCGGCAGTCCGTGACGATGCGTCGGATTAGGTGGGTGAGTGGTTCCGGTGTTTTCCGGTTGGTGGCGCTCACTGCGCTGGCCGCGGGTAGTCCCGGTCGATCGCCTCATCAAGATCCGAGCACACCCGGTCAAAGCGTGCCCGCTTCGCTTTCCGGTCCTGCCACCATTGCTTGATTGTTCTCACTGGTCGTCCCCTTCGGTGATGAGCCCGAGCCGTCGGGCTAGTTGTTCAGCCTCAGCGCACGATGTCGCGGTGTACTTCGGTCCGATAGGTAGCCAGGTGCCGCCGGCTGTGGGTAGTCGCCACCCCCAAAGGGTGAGCACCGGGGTTGTGAACGCCTGCCCGAGTGTTGGGACGCACCAGCCGGTGATGTCCCGCGCCACGGTGCGTTGCGACTCTGTGAGCCGGTGGTGGAACGCGCACGCACTGAGTAGGTTCCGTGGGTCGTTGATCTGCGGGTCGGATGATCCGCCCATACCGCGCCGGTACCGGTGGTGGTGCTCGGCGGCCCTGTTGCCACACCAGACGCACACACCCCCGTCCCGGTGGTCAACGACCCGGTAAGCGGCTGTGAGGGTGCTCATGGGCACATCACGGCGCGTGCCTCCCATGCCTCGTGAGCAGGGCACCACACAGCCCCGCCACCAGATAGGTCAATGTCGTTCGCCCGGTCATCGGACCATCCGCGCGGGTCTCCGTCCGCACGCGGGTCGAACTGCGTGCCCTCCGCGGCTGCGTCTGACTCGTCGTAGTCGTACATCAGCGTGTGCCGGCGATGTACGCGCGGAGTTCGTCCCGGACGGCGGTGTAGTCAGCGATCGGGCCGAGCCTGTCAGCGCTGAATGCGTGGCGCTGCGCCTGCCGTAACCGGGTGAGTTCCGTCTGGCAGCGCCCGAGCGCGAGCTTCGCGCAATCACACGAGTCGAACCGGTGCATCTTTTCGACTATCTGGTCCAGGTGGGCGAAAAGATGCACCGGGTTGAGATCCCGCGCGGACTCGGCGTGACCATCCGGGCGCAGCCCGGTCAGATCGTAGTTGTAGCCGTCCGCGATGCTTTCCCGGAACAGGGCCACGGCCCGGCCCATCGTGTTCTGTTCGCAAGCTGCGGTGTGCTGAATCCTCATGGTGTTTTCCTTCGGTTGGTCGGGTGTTTGTGCAGGTGAATCGCTATGCGCCGTGCTTGGCGAACTCCCGGGCTATGGCGGCCGCGGTCTTGCGGTCCCACCCTTCGGTCACCATTTCGCCGGTGAGTTGCGCAACGCGGCAGTTGTAGCGGGCCTTGGCGAGTTCCTGTGTGCTCATACCAAGAACACTAGTCGTCTTAGTGTTGGGTGTCAAGTGGAACCCAATGAACAACCGTCATCGGATTCGGCCCCCGATAAGCCAACAACTCCACCCGGCAGCACTGCGCATCATCCGCCCACACATGCCCGATAGTCAGCACGTCAAAGAGTGCCCTTAGGCACTTGTCGGAGTCGGGTTTCACCGTGTGCCACGGCAGGTGAACGCACCCGATGACGTGCTGGCACGGACCGGCCTTGTCCGCTCGGCGGATCTCGGCCCGGTCAGCAACCCGGTACGGAAACACGAACCGCACCGACACAGCCACCGGAACATGCCAGCCGATCAGCGGACCGAACTCGGTCAACCCCGGGTACTGCTCGAGAATCGCCTTCGCGCCGGCCTTCCGCCACGCCTTCAGGGTCGGCCCGTTGTCATCGATCACCGACGCCCGCGGCTTCCCACCCTTGTAGAACACGCGCCCGGGTTTCTTCGATCCCTGCGGCACAGGCACACCAGGAATCACCAGAGAGCCCGTCATGCGACGGCCTCGAATAGGTGCCTTAGCGCGGCTTCGGCCTGCTCGGGGACAACACCGTTCCCCAGTGCGTGCAACTGCTCCACCCGGTCAAGTCCAGGGACGCCGGTGACATGCCCGTCCGGTAGTCCCATCATCCATTCCACGAACCGTGGGGCGAGTTGCCGCGATCCGCGTCGGCCGCCCATCGTCGGCGGTGGTGCGTCCCGGGTCATTGCTTCCCACTGGTGGACGGCGGGACCGTAACCGCCCCACGAGAACCCGGGGCCTGCTATTGAACCGGTGGGGATATCAAATAGACCGCCGTGACCAGATCGTGCCCCCCCGAACCGTCCCTGTTGATCCGTGCGAGGTCGGGTCCAGCGTGCGAGTTCTTCGCTTCCGGTGTGGGTAGTAGCAACCGAATATCGGACAGGTTCGCCCCCGCCTACTCTCGGGTCATATTCCCTTCCTTGTGATCCCGCGCTGTAGGGGTCGGGAGCAAGGCCAGCACTGCCGGGGCCAGCATTAGATCCCCCGACGATCCCCGCTGGTTCGGTGATCCCTTCTCCCCGTCCGACGCTCGCGGGGTCGGTAGTAGGCCACGAGATGAGGAAGCATCGGAATCGGCCATGAGGTGCGCCGACGTCGGAAGCCGGTAGGCCGTGCCATGCCGCGTCATACCCGAGGTCGGCCAGGTCTCCGAGAACACGCCCAAGTGCCCGCAGGGAGCGACCTCGGGTGTCTCCCACACATCCCGCGCAGTGTTCCATTTCGCTATCTGCTGTTGCACTGTAGGCACCTCTCACGTTTTCCCAAACCACAAGGCCGGGTCGTAGTTTCGCGATTGCTTCACGCATGGAAACCCACAGGTTGGAACGGGTTCCGACTGTCATCCCGCCACGTTTCCCGGCGAGGCTGAGGTCTTGGCAGGGTGAGCCTCCGGTGATGATGTCCACAGGTTCGACAGTGTCCCAATCAATGCGGGTGATGTCCCCCAGGTTCGGGACGTCCGGCCAGTTGTGGGCGAGTATCTTCCGGGCTCCGGGGTCGATGTCGGACACCCAAACGGTTCGCCCACCGGTGACAGCCTCCACCGCTAGATCGAGGCCGCCGTAACCGGTGAACAGGGAACCTATCCGGGGTGCGGTCATGCGTGTTTCGTCCTGTCTAGGTGCGCGGGGATGTGCCGGACCGGTTCCCCCGTATAGGCGTTGAGGCACTCAGCGCCCACGGGTTGCTCACAGAATGGGCACACCCGGGTCAGGGCATCCCGGCGGGCCTCCGCGAACCTCAGTCGCCCGTACAGGTCCGGCCGGTCGTCAGGCATCGGCGGTCACCAGGTGCGCGGGCACCCACTCGTCGTCGGGCCAATCATCCCAACGCACTAGATGCCACTGCCTGCAGCCGGGGTGGGTCGGGTGATACTTCCCGGCCAGCGTTGGGAACGTGTCGTGGGACTCGTGGTTCACGGTGGTGCCGTGCCGCCCGGAGACGGTCACGGCCTGCCCGATGTCAGTCATTGGGGTGGACCTTTCCCATCACACTGGCCCATGGGCCGGTCAGTAGGTCGTAATGAGCTTTAGTGAACCCGGTTTCGCTGATGAGGTCACGGACGTTGAGCGACCGAGCGGCGTCCCAAGCGGCGTCCCAAGCGGCGACCCCAGCGGCGACCCCAGCGGCGTCCCAAGCGGCGTCCCGAGCGGCGACCCCAGCGGCGACCCCAGCGGCGACCCAAGCGGCGTCCCGAGCGGCGACCCCAGCGGCGACCCCAGCGGCGACCCAAGCGGCGTCCCGAGCGGCGACCCAAGCGGCGACCCGAGCGGCGACCCCAGCGGCGACCCAAGCGGCGACCCCAGCGGCGACCCGAGCGGCGACCCGAGCGGCGGCTAACTCCCTCGCCTGCGACTTGGTGACATTCGCGGCCTGCCCGATCAGGTCCCGCAGTTGCGCACCCTGCGGCCCGAACGCATCCACCGCGTCAAGCTCACGAACAACCCGCAACGACAGGCACGCAACCTTGTTCGGCAGTCCCCGGACATCGGGCTGCCACGTTTCCCCTATTGGTTCGACCTCGAACAACCTGCAAGGCCACGACATGCCGGTGCAATCCGTGGGGACGGTAGCAACCGAGAAGTAGAAAGTTGCGTCATCCCGGGCGAAATCCTCAGACCCGGCGGTCGGGTGGACGAGCGGGTCACCGGTGAGCAGCGCGGACCCGTAATCCACGGTGCCTGTGTGGAAATCGGTTCCGTCCGGTCGGGTTGCCTTGTAGTAGGTCATCGGGTCGGCCCGTTGAGGGTGCGGTCCACCGCGTAGGCAAGGTGAGCAGCCGTTGACGCGGCGTTGATCGCGTCCATGAGCGTCCACAGTGCATCCTCACGCAACCATGCGGGGTCGCCGGTGGTCCGGCCATGCGCCGCGTTCTCGGTGCTCAGCGACCGCCACGCTGCGGTTACCTGCTCATTCAGTGCGAGCAGCGCGGCACGGGTGGCCCAAGGGTCGAACGGTGCCGGGTCGTCCGTGAGCCGGCCGTTGTTCGCGGCGGCGAGCTCCTGCGCGGCGGCCCATTCCGCGGCGGTGGTGTTGTCCTGCTCGGCCTGGGTGAGCACCGGAAAGCCTGCGTCGTTCAGCTTCGGTGCGGTGTGCTCGGTCATGGTGTGCCCTTTCGGTGGTGCGTTGGTCGGGTGGTGTTTGGTCCTGCCCCCGAGGTCAGGGCCAACCGGTAACAACTAAGACACTAGCCGGACTAGTGCAGGGTGTCAAGTGGTGCGCGGCGCCTTCGAGGTCGTGTGCCAGTAACCGCACGGGCAGCAGTAGACCCACATCTTGTGTTTGGCCTTCTTCCGCACCATCTTCGCCTCGGCCAGGGCGAAATACTCCGTCGCGAACCGGTGCTTCCACGGGCACGGACAGTCCCGCTCTATCCGTTCGATGCGGGGCGGCATGTCTCACATCTCCACGGTTTCGAGCCGTGCGGGCACGTCGGGGCGGGGAGCGGGGTTTCCGCGCGAAGCGAAGCGAGCAGCGGAGAAACCGGAGCAAATCTGATCTTGGTCTCTAAGGACGTTTTCTCTGATGGTTCTAAGGACGGTTTGTCGGCCACCAGTGACCGGCCTAAACCCTGATCCTGTCCCCCCTGATTGTCGTTCCTGTCCCCCCTGACCGAGTCTGCCCGGTCAGCCTGTCCCCCCTGATTGTGGATAACTCCCGGGATGTCCCACACCACCGGGCGACGGTTCGCGGGTAGGTGCGCAACCATCTGCTGATCCCCGCGGATCACGATTCCGGCCGCTTCCATCTCGACCAGCCGCCGGCGCACTGTGCGCTCACTGGACCTGGCATACCGGGCTAAGGTCGCCTGCCCGGGCCATGCCGCGGTGCCGTCGTGGTGTGCGTGGTTCGCCAGACCCAACAGGATGAGCGTGGATTCTGCGTCGGTCGTTGGCGCTTCCCGGAGCACCCATGCGACAGCTTCGATGCTCACTGGGGGTCACCTGCGATACGATGGTGCTTGTTCATAGCTCTGCCCTTCTGTAGTGAGGTTGTCGTCCACAGCGGCGGTCCTTTCGGCGGTAGGTCTGGTGCTTTCCTTGGTCGGGTGAACACATCGTAGAGCCGGTTACCTGCCGACACCCCTCGGGACAGGTGACCGGCTCTCGGCGTTCTACGGCGTATCGAACGGCGATGTCGGCGCGGTCGGCAACTCGTTGCCATCGGAGTCAGTGAACGGTGACGGGGGCGCAGGCGTGTCCGAGAACGGCGACACGGGCGGCAGGGCAACCCCGGCAAGCGTCGAATCGTCCGGGTCGACCTTGAACGCATCGGCCGGCGGCCACTCCATCTCGGTGCCGGTTGGCATGTCGGGCAGGTCGATCGGTTCCCCGAGCTCGGCTGCCTCCGCCTCGGTCATCGGGTCAACCTCCGTTTGCCCGGGGTTAGCGAGTCGCCACAACACCCGGTCAACCTCATCCGGCGCGAACAAGACGGTTCGTTTCTTCCCCTTCCGTTCGATCAACCCGTGACCCTCCATCGACAGCAACAGATCAGCGGCCTCAGCCCGACCGATTGACAGCCCCTCAGCCACTCCTAGGACGGTCGCGGCCTGCCTGATACCAACGTGCTTCACTGCGGCCACCAGCCGGTCAGACAGGGCCGACTCGTCGGCCTTCCGCCCGGCGTGGGCACCGGCTACCCGGCGTGCGGTGTCAGTCCACCGGCGGAGCGTGTCCCGCAGGGTGCCGCGGATCTCGTCGGTGATCCGGGATGGGATGAGCAAACCCACGAACACCTCACCCGATGCCACCAGATACGGGCTCGTGCTGGTGTCGATGGTGAGCGGCCCACCGATCTGCTTCCCCGACACGCTGAATCGGGCCAGTAGTTTCGCGTTGACCTGCACCGTGTCGTCGTCAAACGACGGCGGGGCGGCGATCTCGAGGCGGTCCCGGAACAGGCGGGCCACGTTCGGGAACTCCCCCGATGGTGTGGCCGGTAGGTCCAGCTCGTGGCCGGCGAACATCCCACTGATGTCACGGATGCGGAGCGCCTTCTCCGTCGCCTCGAACTGCAGCACCGAGTCGGGGTAGTCGGCGTCCTCGTCCTTCCCGGCCTTGAACACGGCCAGGATCTTCTGAGCATCCGAGGGTGTGATGTCTACGTAGTCGTGGTTGAAGGTTCGGACGTGATCCGCGGATGTGGCGTACATGCCGGCGGTGTAACCATCGGTGGCCAGTAGGACCACTTCGTCACCGAGCTCGAAGCGGATTCGGTGGGTGTCGGCCCGGTCGGGGTCGGTGTTCACGTGCGGCGCGAGGGCGAGCAGCCCTCGGCGGAGGTCGGCGGTCCCGATTTGGAACTCTGCGGATGGTGCGGTCATGTCGGATTGTCCTTCGGTTGTTGGTGGGTCATCGGTTATCCGAGCCCTTTGATTGCCATCCACGCGCCGAGCCCGGCCATCACAGCGAACCCCAGCAGGGTCGCCAGCACGTCACCGAACGGTGGCGGGACAAGGTGCAGGACACAGCGCTTAACGGGCCGGCCAGCCCAGTGCGTCACGGTGCCGAGCCGGCGCCACAGGTAGTAGATCCGTAACGGTGTGTCCCGGATCGGGACGAGCGCCCGGCCCCCGTCCCGGTAGTGAACCCACAGGGTCGCTCTCACCGATCCCACCCCGTTACGAACGTTCCGGCCAGCCCTGAGTGACGCAGCGAGATAGCGTCGGTGGTGCCGTAGGCAACTAGGCAGGATGGTGCCCCGCTGTTAGCGAGCGCGCGGCGCCCGTCCGGGTGGTGGAAGTGCAGCCGCCCATGCAGGAACAGGACCGCGGCAGCTTTCGCCCACACTTGCGCCACGAACCCGGCCGTTTCGGTTCGCGCAAATATCAGGGCCGTGCCCCGGTGGGTGGCGAGCTTTGATAGCCACACCCACACACTGTCAGCGTATGGCGGATTGAGCCACACCCGGGCACCGGACCAGTCAGCCGCTAACCCGTCGTCCGGTAGCGCGATGTGGCGGCGGGCGGTCGGCCAGGGTCGCGGTTCGGGAGCCGCGCACGGGTCAAGGTCGAACACGCCTAGCGCGTCCGTGATGTGCGGCGGGGTTAACCACGTTGTCGTTATTGCCCGCGCGGAGTGATGGGATCCCATAGCTCTGGTCACCGTTCCGCCCTCCACCGGTCGAGGACCGCGGTGCCCTCTGCGGCGAGCACGGCTGCGCCTGCCTCCTTCGCTAGTTTGATCAGCGCCCGAACCTCCGCCGATTTCCGGCCTTCGGTCGCGGCGGCCAGCTTCTCACGCCATGCGGCGTCCCAATCGGCCGCGGCCTGCGCGTCAAGCTCCGCCGTATCGGGTCGCGGTTCCGGGTGTTCCGGCGCCGGCGGCCGAGCAGGTTCAGCCGGTGCCGGTTCCTTCGCACGGTTCACCGCATCCAATAGCACCGCGTGACGCTCGGGTGACCACGGCACCGAATCCCACTCGGCCTTCATCTGCGTCCACAACGCGGACAGTTTGGCCTGGTCCCTCCCGGCTGCGGACACCATGCCACGCCACTTACCGAGGTCCTGCGCCTCTTCCTGCGATATGTCCGGTGCGGACCTGGCGGCGTCAGGGTCCGGGTCATCAGTGGGCAGGGTCAACGACTGCAGCAGCATCGTCCGATAGGCCACGGACATAGCTTTCGCTGTGCCCTTGTCGCCGGAGTCGAACGCCTCCCCCGGGACTGTCACGTCGATATGGTCACCGAGCGGCCCCCTGATCCGGTAGGTCACGAGCACCCGAACCGATGCCATCACAGTCTGGTTCTTCCCCACGGTCACAGTTGTGTAGTCGATAGAGCGGATGCGGTGCGGTGTGACGATCACACCATGCGCGCGCATCGCCGGCCCGGCGGCGTTCATCACCGCATCAATCCCGCGGAACATGTAGGTCTGCCCCGGGGTGTTGTTCTTCGAGTCCTTCCCGACAGAGCGAACATCGGCCATCACAGCGGACCATGCCTGCACAACCTCAAGACGTGCCGGTTCGGTCATTTGCTTGGTCCTTCGATGGCGCGGACGGTCAGCAGGTCACCCACGGTGAGATCCCGCATCGCCCCACGCAACTGGTCAAGGTTCTTCTTGTTCGTCACCACAGCGATCGAGGGTGACCCTGTGACGACGGCGATACCAGGGATGTCGATCTCCCCGGACGGGCCGACGACAATCCCGTTGGCGTCGATGAACCGGGACATGAAAGCGGGCCGGACCCGCTCTACCAACTCGATTTCTCCTGGGTAGTTGTCGTCCACCCACGCGCGGAACACATCCTCGGCGGTGACCATGACGGACTGCGACGGGCGCCGATAGGTCACCGTCCCCGCTGGGGGTTCGATCGGGTCACCGGTAGGGATCGTCGGCTCTGCCTTGTCGCCTACTTCCATGATCGTGGGCAACACTTTGCGGATGTGTTTCGCTGCCTCGTTCGCCATCGCGGCGAGGTCGGCCAGGTAGATCAGTTGCCGCTGCAGGTCGGTTCGGGTTGGGGGTCGGGTCGGTTCAGTCATCACGATTTCCTTTGGTCGGGTGCGGTTAGAGCGCGTAAGCGTCGGGTGATTCGAGAGCGAGTTGCCGGAGCTCGGCCACCGTGCGGACCTCCGAGTCGCGGCCGGCGTCCGGGCAGGGCAGAGCACCGGTAAGGCATGAGTGCGTGAGGCAGTCGGCGCAAACCTCAACCTCGTTCGGGTGCAGGGTGTCAGGTTCCCAGTCGGTCACGACTTCCCCCGAGCCGGAACGATGATGGCGTCAGCGTGGTCCGGGAACAACCCGCGGATGAGCCCCTGAACCCTGGGGGTGAGGACGTAGGTGCCTCCGAGGATGCGGGTCCATGTGACGGGGTGAACCTGCAGTGCTTCGGCCACGTCGAGGTCGTACCGGAGCCCGCTGGTCGCTTTGGCGATCTCGTAGGCTTGCCGGTCGATGATCATGCGCGGTGGTGATTCGGTCGTTTTCTCCATACCCTCACACTAGTCGGTCTAGTGTGAGGGTGCAAGTGGTCAGGGTGTCGGCCGCCCAAAAATCACGACCTGATCCTCGGCGCACACCAACGGCGACAGCGGGGCCACCCCCGCACCCGACAACCGGAACCACACCCGATAAACCCCGTTCGCCAACGGTGGCGCCCCGGTCGGGTTGATAGGCAAAGCAAACTCCCGATCCGCCGATGCGGCACCCACCCACGAGCAGTCAGTGAGGGCGCCCGGTGGGCGCCACGCGGTCCCAAGCCCCGCGGTCACCGTCACGTCATCCCCAACCGGGTCACCGTCCGGTGACGAAACGGCCACCGTCACAGCATCGGATGTGAGGTAGTGGAAGCGTTCGCTCATGGTCTGATCCTTCCGCGCCACCGGCGGGCGGCGATGATCCGGCCGGCGAACTCCCGAACAATGGTGATAGCCCCGGCGGTGGTGAGCCTGTTCGGACCGGCCCGCCCGGCGGCCCGCCCGGGATTGACGGTCATCGTGGTGTGAGCAACCCCGGACAGGACCACAGGACCCGCGGCACCGGTCGCCCGGGCGGCGGCCACGGTGAGATCAGCGTTGGACCCGGCGAACATCTGCACAGCCCCGGCACGCCCCACACCGACCGCTGCACCGACCGGCATGGTGGTGTCGGGCTGAGAGGTCACCAGAGCGACCGGACCGGCCCGCCCGGCGCCAGCACCCGCGCCCACGGTCAGCGTGCCGTTGGCGATCCCGCTGAGTGCCACCGCACCAGCACCGGCCGCCGACCCGCCAGCGCCCATCGTCAGGGTCGCGGTCTGCCCGGCGAGTAGCAGCACCGCACCGGCAGCACCCACCGCACCAGCAGCGCCCACGGGGAACGTCACAGTGGATGTACCGGCCAGCAGCACCGGCCCAGCGCTACCAGTGGCAGCCCCAGCGCCCACGGTCATCGTCGCGACACCGACCGCGGACAGGGCAACCGCACCCGCCGAGCCAGTCGCACCCGCCGACCCCACGGTCATCGTCACCGAGGACGTACCGGATAGGGCTACCGATCCGGCCGTACCGGTCGAGCCCGCCGACCCAACGAGAAGCGCAGCGTTGCCTACACCGGACAGTGCCACCGGCCCCGCCGAGCCAGCCGACCGGCCTGCACCTGCCGTCACCGTGGCGTTGCCCACCCCAGACAGGGAAACCGCGGCCGACCCGCCCCGAGCACGACCGGCGCCCACGGTCATCGTCGCGTCAGCCGCCGCCTCGATGATGAACAGCCAATCCTTCTGCCCGGCGGCGTTGTTCCCCGGGTCGGCCGGTGTCGTCGTCCACGTCATCCCGGTGGATGTGCCCGTCGACGGGTCCACCCTGCGCAGGGTGGGCGATGTGCCGACCGCGCTGGCGTTGATCGTGATGCCGTTCGCGGTGTTCGGGTTGTAGATCACCGCGAGGGTCTTATCCGGGGTGACGGCCGCCGTCACATAGTCCGAGGTTGAGTTCCAACGGTTATCCGACTGAGTCGAAAACACGTACGGGGTGCCACGCCCCGACGTGACCAGCGCTGACCCTGTGTCCGGGACCAGCAGGTGCCACTTCGACAGCCCCGCGAACGTGTCCAGGATCTTCTGATGCTGCGCCGACTGCGCCGACGACAGCAGCGAACCCCAACCGGAATTGAAGTTCCACACCCCTTCTTGGCCGGTAAACGCACCACACGCCCCCGACGTGAGAGCCCAACCGGCCTGCCGCCGAACAGCAGCAGCGGACCCACCATCACCGACCAGTGAGGAGTCGTACTCGCCTTCACCGAAGAACACAGGGCGGCGTAACGGTTTCCCACCGGTCGCGGTCCACGACTTGGCGTACCCGGCCAGAACGGCGTCATAAGTTGCGAAATAGGTATACGCGAAGTTTAAGTCTGCGCGTTGCTCCCAATACGTCGAGTCAGAGCTGAGCGACCGCATGTAGTTGTTCTGGATCGTGACCGGCCGGTTATCACCCGCTGATCGGATACCGGTTAGGAACGCATTGAACTGCGGATCAGCGAACGTCCCCGGCCCAATATTGGCGTCATAGTCCCCACCGAACGCCCAAACAATGTTCGGTCGGGACAACCACCGGGCACCGATGAACGCCCCGAACGCCTGGCAATCCGCGGTGGACTTACCGTCAAACACCCCCCCCGCTTTGGTGTTCCACCCGTCGAGCCCGTAGATCATCAGGGTGATCCCCAACGCCTCAGCCTTGGAAAGGTAGGAATCCATCCGAGCCCAATAGGTAGCGTTCGGTGTGTTCAAATCCCCCGACGTGAACGGAAGTATCCCGTCGTAGGTTTCCCCGTTGTTGTTGCCGCCACCGTTTTCGATGGACCCGACCAGGGTGCACAGCATCATGTTTGTGCCGTGCGCGGCCCGGTTCGTGAGGTAGGTGTCCATCTCCGAGGACGACAGGTCAATCAGCATCGACCACGGCGAGTCACCCCGGATGAGGATCGGCGCCGAGTTCTGGTCCAGCATGTACCGGCCATTGGCAGATACCGAGGTGATGAACACAGCAGAGCCGAGCCCCACCATCTGCACCCGACTAGCGGCGACCTGTACCCGACCCGGGCCAACCGTCATTGTGGTGTGAGCAACCCCGGACAGTGCCACAGCGCCGGACCGGCAGGCAGCGCCCGCGGCGCCCACGGTCATCGTCGCGTTGGCCCCTGCGGACAGCGCGACAGGACCGGCCGCGCTTTGTGATCGGCCGGACCCGATCGACATCGTGACCGATGCAACCCCACTGAGAGCCACCGGCCCCGCAGCGGACGCTTCCCGGGCGACGCCCACGGTCATCGTTACCGAGGTCGCCCCACCGATTGCGGTGTTCATCTCGGTAACGATCTGCCCAGCAGTCAGGGCAGTGTCGAAGACCTTTACCTCATCGATCCAATCGGACGCCCCCGGCCCGATATCGCCGTTACCGGCGCCGATGGCCCAGTCCGCGGCCCCGAAGTTCTGCGCCGTACCAGATGCTGAGGTTCCGGCTGCAACCCCGTTGATATAGAGGGTCGTCGTGCCACCGGATAAGGTCATCGCTAAATGCGTGGCGGTGTTAACAGGGAAGGTAGACGTGGCGTTAACGGTGGCTGTCCCGTTGTAGCAGTCCAGCAGTAGGGCAGCACCCGACGCAGAAACCTCCAAATAATACCCGTTGACCGAGCTAGTAGCTGACGTTAAGACACCGTAGTAATTACCGCCAGATGGTAGGGACAGTTTCACCCAACCCATAACGGTGAACGCGCTGAGAGACCCTGCGCCGACAGCGCCCACAGCACCGCCACCGGACCCAAGGCCCGCGCCGTTTTTCGCGGTCGCGGCCCACCCGCCGGACACAGTGAGGGTGCGCCCGTTGCCTGTGGCGTCGGCGGTGGTAGTGCCGGAACCCTCATTCAGCCCGTAGCCAGAGAGTTGCGTCATGCTGACTCGCCCCCTTCCCGGTAACGGTCAGGAGTGAGGGCGGTTTAGACGAAGAAGTACGCAACCCCGAGGGTGTTGTCCAGATCAGCGGTAAACGTCCCCGCCGAGGACACCTTGTCCGAACCATCACCGGAATCACTCATGATGATCGGTGAGGTCCCGGCGGTACCGGTGTCCTTGTAGATCACGATAGAACGCGCGGTGATCGTGGAAGTTGTCCACGTCGGGTCAGTCGCGGTCCAGGTGACGATGCCCTGCCCCACGCACGTCCAGACAACGGAACCGTCCGTGACGGTGGACCCGATGGTCGTCGGGTAGGTCGGAATCGACGCGCCCGAAGTACCCCCGGTCGACGCCTGGTACAAGAACCCATTCCCGGTGGCCGGCCGGACGACGGCCCCCGCTGCGTAGGCGGTGGAGTTCGCCCGGGACGTGCCCCACGAGTTAGCGGCAGTCACGGCCGGTGTGTTCTTCCCACCCAACGTGGCCCCGCCTGCGGTGTACCCGGTGCCCGTAACCTCGTTCGTCACCGAGCTCTTGAATGCGTGTGTGATCGGGTCCGGTGTGTACGCGGACGTGCACAGCATCGCCTTGATCGTGTCCGACGCCCAGTTAATCCCGGCTGCGCCCATCGAAACAATGTTCTGTGCGTGCATCTTCGCAACCATGAGCGCCCCTAGGGTCGTGGGTCATCCTGTCCCGGTCAGCATAGGCACCCCGGGCAGGGTTACGGGTAGGGAACGAGCGACGGCGTGTCATTTCGTGTGGTGTTCGTCCCCTTCGGGTAGTCCGTACCACCGACACCACAGTGATAAATCCCGCCACCCTCATAGGTCCACAGAGCACCACCCGACGACTCCCATACAGACATCAGCGCCTGGTCGGGTAGCTCTTGGTGGAGAGTCATCGTCGCGGACGCGAGCCCGGCAGGAGTGTCGGGAATCCAGTAATCGACATCCATCCCATCCCGCGGCCCTCCTTCGATATGCAGGTTAGCGATTACCGCGTCAGTGTCCGCGGTAACTGAGTTCACTTCCCCCCGAACCTGCTGAGTGAGTAGCACAACGTCGCCGGCAGTCATCAGCGCGGGGTCCAGGTCGACAAGCTCACTCACGGCGAACTCCACATCTAAATAAAAAGTTGATCGGCTTCCATCGTTCGGGTGTGCCCCCGATGACGGGTCGAACGTGTAAACCCGGTCGGTGGTTTGGTAGGCAGACGACCCATGGCAGGTGATGAGCCCGGACACGAACGGCATAACCCCCGGTGTTTCCCCAGCGTGCTGCGCGACCGCGGCGTCTAGGGAAATCGCCAAACACATCCGCCGGCCGGACGGAACCTGCAAGGGTGTTGCGAGCGAGTCGGTGATCCACCCAACCGTGGCGGGGATGGTGAACGTTCCGGTAACAACCGAGGTCGGTTCCCCATCCCGCCATATCTGATAGTCCGCGGCGCCTCCGAGCTCGGCGGCGAGCAGGGTTGACGCCACGAAATACCGAACGTGAGTGATGACCGTCGAGGCGGCCACCGACGCGGACAGCATGTACTGCCAAGGCCCGAGATCCCCGAGGGTGAGCACACCAGCAGGATGATCCGGCCCATAGATGTTGGTCACAATCGGTAAGGCTACGGGGCGGCGGTGATCTGTACGGGTTGTTTGAGGGTGTTCCCTTTCCGTTGCGCTGCGATAGCGGACACGATCGGTGTTGCCACGGTCAGCAGCAACGCCAGGACTGTCCACACCTGCGGGTCAACGCTGGGGATGGTGTTCGGTGCCGATTCCAACCATGTGGCGAGCAACGCGAGCACAGCGGGCACAGCACCCCACACAGCCGCGGACACAGCCTTGTCCGAGGTGGACGGCGGGGTCGGCCCGCCAGCCGGCAGGACGGTACCAACGGGCAGGGAATCATCAGGCATCAGGTAGCTCCTTCGTCGGTGAAATACCGCGGGTGGTAGTTGTCCATCATGGTCTTGACGCGGGTCACCCGGTGGAAGTAGTTCAGTGTTTCCGGCGCCGACCAGAACAGGGCATCCCGCTCCGCCACCGTGCCAGCCTGGTCATAGCCCGGAACTAGCCACCGTTGCACCTCGTAGCAGAGTTCCACCACATCAGTTAGTGCCCGGTCGGAGCCGACCACAAGGTCCAGCTCTTCGAGGGTCACCCCCACGATGTGATAGGTGTCCATGCATTCCCGGATCGTGCCCCAACCGGCCCAAGGGCGAGCGGCGAGCGTGGTTGCTTCCGAGGGTGACGCTTGCGTTGGGCCGACTGAGATCCCGTTGTGACCCACCCACGAGGTCGGCCACCCTTGCTCGGCCAACACCCGGGACGACTCCCTGAGCACTGCGCGTTGCGACTCCTTCAACCCCGGCGCGGTCCCGTCGTTCGCCAACACCCGCCAATCCGACTCGGCGTCCACGATCAGCATCACCGGTAGCAGGAGATCCCACCGGCCCGGATACCGATCACGCCATGCCCGGACGGTTTCGTTGAGCACCAGGTCCCGCGGGTCGAGCCCCGACATGTCGATACCGGGGTTCAGCCTTTTGGGGGGTTGTCGATCTTCCCATCGGCGGCTAGGTCGGTTATTCCACGCGCCTCGTCAGATCGGAGCACGTTGATTACTAGGTCGTTGATCTTTTGCGCGAACTCTCCGCTATTGATTGCTGCGATGACTAAGGCCACGATTTCGCCCTTGAACTCATCGCCCCGCAGCACGTTGATTACCGAGTCGTTGACCATCTGTGACGGGGCGGACTCGCCCAACACGTCGCGGACAGCCTGCTTGATTTCGTCCTTGGTTGCCATTTCGTCCCATTCCTTTGTCGGAGTCGGTGCCGGCGTTGCGCCGGTCATACGTGCGGTCACAGCGGCGCGCATCCTGTTTCCCGCGGTGCTGCCCGAGCTCGGCCCGCCATACAGGGACATATCAATTTTGCGGTTCGTCCACTCGTAATGATCAATCACCGCACCCGCGGACCAACCCCACTGCATGGCCTCCGCAGCGGAGATAGCGACCATCACGTCAACCATCGGTTGCGGCCACGGTGTGGAGTCCCCAGGGTGCTGACACTCGGTCCCGGAGTAGTAGGTGTTGCCGGTCATGTCCCCGGCGGCGCCGGCTGGGCCGGTGGGTGCCAGCCCGGCGATGGTGCGGTTGAGGACCGAGCTATTGCCTTGCCCGGAGTGGTTGAGCGGCCCTGTGCCGATCAGGTACCCGGCACCGTTCACATCCGCGAACCAATTCACGGTCCGCCCCGCGACGAGCATCGACACGATTCCGTCAATGTAGGTCTGGGCGGGGTTCATTGAGCACACGAAATGGTGGTTCACGTGCCCGCATGGGACGCCACGAGCCCACCCGAGCCCGTTCGACCGGCCATAACACCCATCGGTTTCGGTGATCCGGAACCCCCACGACCGGAGCCGGCCCACGATCGCCCGGTAGTCGTCCGCGGCGGTCACAGCTTCGCCCACGGAGGGTCGGGGAGGTAACCGGGTGTGCCCTTCCCGGGTGACTCGTTGTCGTTGGTCCCGCCAACGGGCCGGGTCCGGCCGTCATCGAGCCGGACGAACCCCTCGGGTGTGTCGGCCTGCCGTTCTAGGTGCGCGTCAATACCGGGGTCTGTGTCGGTCATACCCGAGATGGTAACGCTAGCCGGGTTAGTCCTCGTGTTTGCTCACCGTGCGGCGTGCCCGGTACTGCTCCCGCTCATACCCACCGACCAGAGCAACCCCAGCCGACGCCACGACCAACCACATCGCAGCACTGACATAGGGTGCCCATTCCCACGGCGGTATCACCGGTGCAGTTGACCCGGAAATGATCAGAGACGCCCAACCGACAACGGCGACACACCCCAGCAAGTAGGCAATCGCGCGGGTATCCCAGTAAGACCAGAACCTTGTAGAGGTCACGTACCGGAACAACATGTAGGTGAACAGCAGGGGAGTCAGTACCCGCCCAAAATCGTCAACGAAATAGATCACGATGCCCGCCCCGTCACTTCTTCCCACCGTTGCCGGAAATGGTTGGCCTTGTCCAGACGGTCCCACCAATCGGCGTGTTTCTGCTCCAACCCCGAGAGTAGGTCCGCGTGGCGTTTGACGTGGTGCGCGCGTGCTTCCGCCTCGGCGGGGTCCATCCATCCCGAGCCGTGCGGGTCATCCGGTTGTGTTGCCATCACTGCCCACGGTAGGTGGTAGTTCGTCTGCAAGGGGGGAAGCGCTGAGCACGTGCGCCACGGTGCGTAGTGCGTTGTTCTGTGTTGCCAGCCTAGCCCCGGTGATTTGCTTGTAAGCCTCATCCGTAAGAGTGAACGCCGACCACAGTTGAGCGTTCTGCCGGGCGAGCTCCCCGATGCGGTAATCCCGATCGGCCCTAAGGTCATCAATCTGCTGATCCCGGTCCGACACCCTGGCATCGGCTGCGGCCTTCGCGTCAAGGATTCGGGACTCGGCCACGGTGTTGGCCCGGTCCCGTTCCCGTTGGTGCTGTGCATCCTGCTCGGTGAGGCGTTGCCGGAGCCCTTCCACCTGCGCCTGCCACTGCGCGATGTGCTCGTTATGGGATGCGAGGGTGATCAGCTTGTTCTTCAGGATCGCGCGGAGAGCCCAAGCTCCGCCGGCGAGTGACCCGAGCGCGCCGAGCGCGGCGATGAGTACACCGATGCTTGACGGTTCCACCCGATGACACCCCCTTTGGTGACCGGCAGTGCCCAGTTGTGACCGTCAGTATCCAACAGTTTGTTGTCGGTACGTCATCGTTACGGCACCGAGTCGCGCCCATCGATCAGCACCCCCTCCGGCCCGAAGATCACGAACACCTTGTGCCCGACCACCGGTGTGTAAGCGTTCTGCAGGTACCGGGCCGTCACGGTCGCCCCGTTCGTGAGTTGCACTGTTGCGGTGGTTGATCCACCCACGAACGCGGTCACCGTCCCCCGCTGCGCATACGTCGCGCGCCGTGTGATCAGCCCCAGTACGGTGGCCTCCAACTGCCGGACACGCTCCGCCAACGCCTGCACGTTCGCCAGTTCCGACGCTGGGTTAACCGGTGGCACCCTCATAGGCTCATCAGGGTAGGAACTACCTTCTCCGAGTCCCCCGTTGCGTCTACGGTCGTTGCAAGCCCGGTGATGCGCATGTCCCGGGAAGTCAACCCCCGCCGGCCCATCCTGGTCTTGAGGACCACCGAGTCACCGAGCAGGTAGGTTCCGGCCACCGGTGCCCGGTTTCCTACGAGCTCGACGTCCACCCCGAGTAGCGGCCGGTTAGCCCCGGCGAGCCGGCCGGCGGCCTTCTGGTTGAGAGTGGCCTGGTCGGTGGCCTGATCGGACACCACGATCTCCAAGTAGGGGAGTCCGTTAACGGGGTCGTTCTGCAGAGTGTTGGCGTCCCCGATCAACCTGACACCCGCAGCCTCGGCGCCGAGCACCTCCACCCGGTTACCCATCCCGGTTCCGTCGCCAGCCATCGTCACCGAGGACACGTTCCCCCCCGGGTGCTCGAACACTTTCCGGCCCTGGTTGCCGCGCTCCACACCAACGGTCGGGTAACCGATGTCCCAATACACGTACGGTGTGCCGTCGTCCTGCCTGCGGTACAGCAACCGGTACTCCGGCCCCGGCAAAGTAGTGGTCCCCGGTTCATCCCCAAGCTCGGTGAGATTCTTGACCATCTGACCGATCACCTTCCGTGCCTGCGCCGGGTAGCCGTCGTCGGTATTCCCCGGCGTCTCGAGCCGGTCCCGCAACACCCCCGATTTGTTGGTACTCAACGTCCACCAAGGAATACCGGAAGGGATGGGCCAGTCCTGAGTCACCGGCGCCGGCGTGAACAGGGTTGCTACGGACATCCCAGCGCGGATGAGATCCCGGAGAATGTCGTTCTGGTCGATCTGCGTGAACGACAGGGTTTGGCGGATGGTGCGGCGCCACAACACCTGGTCAACCCGGTCACCGTGCAACTCGATCATCCCCGACGTTGAGTTCCACTTGAACGAGGTCAGGACGTAGGCGCCCATCGGATTGCCGTTCAGGCAGGGCCACAGCACCCGACGCCACAAATCGTCCTCGGGCTGTCCGGATAGAAACGGCGCGTCGACGGACACTGAGCAGTCCAGGACACCCCCGGCCCGGAGGGTGTCAGTGAATTTGACACCCCCAGCGGGTGTCCGGGCGAGGACCTGCCCGGTGCCCCACCTCGTGACCATCAGCGACCAGCGGGCCATCAGTACCCGAAACCCAAGATTGATACACTCAGATTTGCGCCTGTAAACCTCGTTCCGGGGTTGGCTGTCTGCCGATAAACCCGGAACGAGCCCCCACTGGCAGACAAAGAAATGACCTTGAAATCCAGAGGTTCATCGAACGCGCCTGACGCGTCAGAAATGAACGCACCAAGGCAGCCGTTAGGGAAGGACTGCGGGGTTAGGACCCCATTAACAGGGACACCCCAAGCGAATCCACCCTCTCCGTTGCCGTCCGTGGTGTTGCTCCCGCTTCCCGATGAGAAGGCATTAGCGACACGGATAAATGGTGATGTCACGTAGCAGGCTGCAGAGGTAACGCCCATCGTCCATGGGATCAGGTCCGGGGTAATAAACGGGTTGAATGGTGGTAACTCGGCCAACGCTTCGGTGTAGGAAGACACCGGGACCACACCACCCGGTGACACAGTGAGCACCCCATCGATACCGGCGGCCTTCGTGACGACCAGCCCAGCACCGGCGGCGTTCACCCGGATCTGCGCTATCTCCTGATACTGCCCGTTGGTAGGCAGCCCGGTAGTTGTTGACGGCCGAACCGGTGAAGCTGCGGCGGTACCGACTACCCGTTTGATCTGGCAGGACGTGCCGGCCCCGGTGGCGTCGTCGCAGATCACCTCGGCCACTAGGACATCGATCCTGGGGTTTGTCGGGTCGGATGTGATGGTGTCAATCACGGTGTCAGTTGTCAGGGTCATGACGTGGGCACCGACGTTGTTCGCGGACGCCACAACGATCTGGCAAGCCTTGATCGTGACCGAGGTAGCGGAGGTAACGGTCACCTCCCCGGGGTTGCCCTGCGCGGGGATGATCCCGCCACGTTTCCCGAGCTTCGCTACACCACCGACGACGGTCGCAGCGTTCGCGCCGTACCGGAGTGCCTTCCCTGCGTAGGTTTCCCCGTCAGCCCACGAACCGAGCAACAGGGTTGCACCCTGCGGAATAGTTGCAGCCATTGCGTTTCTCCTGTCACCAATCGGTGTCGTAGTAATCCACGGTCAACGTCCGCGGTCCGGTCGCCCCTGGTTGCCCTGTCGCCTGCACATTGTTGGCCCCGACCGCGAGGCGCATATCGACCATCAGGTCTGACAGCGCGTCGGGGAATCGTGATTCCCCGTTCAGGGTGATCGTCCCGTTACCTGTATCGATCACCAGCAGGTCACTATCGCCCATGTTCAGGTTGACCCGGATCGTGCGCCCGGTGGTGAGGTTCGCAACCCCCGGCACTGACTGTGACCCGGCGAGCTCGTAAATCACATCGGCGGGTGCGGTCCCGTCGTTGTAGATCACCCCGGACCCGTTGGCCACACCCGCCGGCAGCGTCACCGGTGGCGTCAAGGGTGGTGTGACCCCTGCACCGGGCGAGCCCATCTGCAGGACTGAGCGTTGGTGCGCGCCGAGCTTGAACGCCGATGAGCAGTCGACCATGAATTTGTAGGGGAAGGACCCTTGTCCCCAACGCGGTGACATGTCCAGGTCAGCGGCGACTAGCTTCCCGAACACCGTCCGGGTCTGCCCTGCCACCGTGACAGTCAACGGTTCCTCGGTGAGCGGGTCAACGTTCGGGACCATGATGCGGCGGAACTCAGCAACCAACAGGTCACGGTCCGGCCGTTGGTCAACGAACCCGGACACAACCACGGTCCGGCCCTCATGGTGGACCGGTGCATTAGCCGAGCCGTGCCCACCAAACCTCGGTTGCTTGTCCATCGTGTATCCGGGCAGCGCCAACCACCCGGCGATGCCCTTGTCCGGGTTGATCAGCCTCGGCGTACCGCGCCCGAACGTGAGCCCACGAAAAACGGCGGTCGTCAGTGAGTAGTCGGTTGCCATCAGTTGATCCCCATATACGCGGCCCGGTTGATCAGGTCGTTAGCGTCCCGGTACTCCCCGACCCGCACGTCCCCGAACTGGATCACGGTTCGCGGCCCTGAGTTGCCCGCTACCGTCACCGGCCCGGTCGCCGGTGCCATCGCCCCAGGTAGCCCACCGTTGCGTTGCAGGAGCCACATCGCGGCGGCCTGCGCCCCACCAGCGGCCATAGCATCCCGGAAACCATAGGTCGCGTTCTGCCCACCGAGCCGGGACACGTCCCCGGCGTCGAGCATGTGTTCGCCCCTGTGCACGACCGCGAGTTGGCTATCTACCGTGAACGGCCCTGTGCTCCGGGTGGCGCCACCCCCGGCATACCCGGCCAACGCCCCGCCTAGGTGCCCCGGTTTCGGCGCCCCTTGGATGATCGTCTCCATAATCGTGGTCTTTTTTGGTGGCGTGGAGTTCAACAGCTGGATGTAGTCGTTAACGGTCGATCGCGGCGCGTCCACTGCGAACGTTGTTGTGATCGGCCCCCGCGGGACGTTCCCAACATCGGTGGTGGTTTGCTTCGCGGCGTTCTGCACTGCGGTGGCGCCGGACTCCGCGAGCTTGATTGCCACATCCTTGGGGATACCGAACAGTTGGTCTGCGAGGTTCTGCGCCTTCCCCGATTCAATGTCGGTTGGTGACTGAGCATTGATGAATGCCGTCTTAGCTGTGTCGATTGCGGACGCTGCGGCGGCAGCAGCCCCGGACACGTCGCCGTGTCGTAGTGCCAACTCGACGGCGGCGCCGGCCTGCGCCAGCGCGGCATCCCTAGCCTTCACCCCGGCGTCGTACATATCCGCCGACGACTGCGCGACCGCATCCTCGGAGTCCTTCACCTTGATCAATGCCGCATCGTTCGCCAACTGCGCGGCGGTGATCTGATCCTGGGTCGATTCACCATTCGCCAACACAGCGGCGAGGTTCGCAGCTGCCGCGGCGTAATCCATATTCGCCTGGGTGAGATCCATTTGCGCGGTCTGCGCATCCCGCTGTGACTGCCCGATACCGCGGAACGCTGCGGCGGTCAGGTCCGCGGCCTGCTGCGCCGTGACGCTGCCCCCGTTCAGTTCGTTGATCGCGGCGAGTAGGAACTTCGTGGCAACCTCCGCACCGGACGCGGCGGAGCCCATCTCCTTCGTCGCGGCAGCCAGGTTATCCATCGGCGGTGTTGCCTCTTCAACCTTCGCCCCGGCACCCTCAGCCCCAGCGCCGGCCTCTTCGAGTTTAATCGCGACGGTCCCCGACTGGTCAGCGAGGACCTTCATGTCACCGGCGAGGTTGGTAGACACACCAAGCACGGCGTTGAACTGGTCGGATGAGTACTGGCCGGCGTCACCAGCGGCGAGGATGTCAGACGCGACCTGCCGGGAGTTGGTCGACAGTTCCAGCCCCTTCGCCACCATGCGACCCCACGCACCAGACTGCTTAAGCGCTGCCTCAGCGGCGTCGAGGATCGCCGTGTGTACCCGGTCCTGTTCCGGACCGAGCCCTTTCAACGCCCCTGTGTAATCGGTGACAGCCCCGCCGATCGCCTTGTATGCCTGCAAGTGCCCCGCTTCGGCGGCTCCGTTGCGGATCACCTCGTCAGCGTTGGCAGATAGCTTCCCGGTCGCCTCATCGATCGCACCGGCGAAGTTCGACACGGTGGTTTCAGCGTCGGAGGTCCTAGCCATGAATATGCCGATCGCGGCGGTAACCCCGAGGATCGCCAACCCGATCGGCCCACCGAACGCGGTCAGCATCGCGGCACCGGCGGCCCGGAACCCGGCGGCGAGCCCACCCACCGAGGTCAGGATGAGTGGGATCACGAACAGCAACCCGCGGAGGAACCCCACGACCTGCGGGCCGACAGTGACCCATGCGGCGAACGCGATAGCCCCGGCCTGCACCGGCCCCGGCAACTGCGCGAACCAGGACACCACATCCGCGACGACGGACACGAGCCCACCGAGGATGCCGATACCGGCGCCGAGCAGTGATTGGAACGCCTGCCAAGCAGGCATCAGCTTTAGGCCGATACTGACCTGCAAATCCTCGAATTGCGACGCCAGTCGTTTGCTTGTTCCTGCGGCACCATCCGAGGTTTTAGCGAGGTCACCCACAGCCCGAGATCCATCCGCGGCGACGATGGCCAGTACCGCGGTCGCCTTCTCCGCAGCAGTCAACTCGGACGCCGCTGATTTCCCCGACGCGGCCAGCGCTTCGTGTTCGACCCGGGCGGCGTTGATATTCGGAATCACGGCCTGTAGGGAGTCATATTCTCCCCGGAGCGCCCCCCCGATTCGGTCGAGTACGTCACCCGTCTCTAGGTTCTTGAACGAACCGAGGTCGGCGGCCAGCTGGACGGTCCCGGTTGACATATCCGCGGCGGCGTCCCCAGTGAAACCCAACTGTAGGAACATGTCCCCGAATCCGGCGGCAGCTTCCAACGCGGCGGCCTGTGACAGTCCGAGCGCGGTTGCTGCGGTCTTAGACCATTCTTCTACCTTGCCGAAGCTCTTACCGAAGATGGCGCCGGCCATCGATACGGTTTCGTTAAAATCGCCCGCGGCGTCGATTGAGTCCTTGAAGAAACCAAGCAAAGCTTTACCGCCGGCGATGACACCCGCGGCTGCGATCATCTTCTTGATCCCGCCGATGAACTCTTCCCCGAGGTCGGCGCCGAGCCGGCCGAAGAATCCGCGGGACTGATTGACCCCGTCCTGCGCACCCCGGCCGAGTGCCTCCCCTGCGCGCTGCCCTGCCTGCCCGGCTGCGGGTGGGATGCCGGCCATCTGCCGCTCAACGGTGGAAGCAAACTGCCCGGTAGCGTTCCGCCACTTCCCGGCGGCGTCCTGCCATAACCCTGATGTGTTCGCTGCGGCGCCACTGACAGCGCTAGTCACTCCGGCCATGCCGCGAGCAGCTTCCGCCGGCGCCCCGCGGATCGCCTGCGTGAATGAGGCGTCATCGAGGCGCATCGTTGCGACTAGTTCGCCAACGTTGATGCTCATGCGGCCCCCATCATGTCGGCGTCGGTTGCTTCGGGTGCCCGGTCGGGTTCCGTTTTCTTCCGGTCAGCGTCGATCGAGGCGCCGAGCAGACTGTCCGGGTAGGCCAGCATCGCGCATACCCGGATCTCGAACCATCGCCACGACTTCGACCAGAACACGCTTTCGAGGTCGATCCCTAGTAGGTGCTGGAAATCAGCGACCACGAGGGACCACCGTTCGACTACGGTCGGCCAGTCGATCGGCCTGGCGGAGTCCCGAGCTTCTGCTTGGCACCCCGGGACGTGCGAGTAGTTTTCCCAGAGTTGCGCCTCGGGGTTGTAGGCGCCGGACCCACACCAGACGTTGCAATCCTTCCGGCCGCTTGAATCAACCCCTCTATCGCTTTTGGGTCGTGCCCCAACTCCCACACCATTTCAGCGACCAGGCGGCCCCGTTGGTGGTCTGTGATCGCGGTTAGGTAGGCACGGTCCAGTGCGGCGAACGGCACACCCGCGGCTTTCATCTCGTCGTATACCGGGCCGAGTACCCGGCGGTACGCGGACTCGTCATCGGTGCCGGCCAACTCTTCGATGGCTGCGGCGTCCTGATCGGTGACGGCCCGTCGTAGGAGTAGCCCCGTTGCGATGTCAATGGGCGGCAATTCCCATAGACGCCCATTGATGGGCACCCGCAACGGGCCTACAGCGAACTCGGTGAAGTCTTTCACCGGCCGGGGTTAGGCGTGGACGAACGCGACAGCGTTGGACGTGCCGGCGGGGTTGATCACGGTCACCGGCTGCGACCCTGTGGTGGCGAGCGCGATAGCCACAATCGTCTGATCATTCACGATTGTGTAGTTACCGGCCGCGACGACACCGGCGCCGAACTTCACCGAGGTCACGGCGGAGAAATTGGAGCCCTTGATTGTGACTGCGGTCCCAGTCGCAACAGCGGAGTTCGGGGTCACCGAGGTGATCACGGGTGCAGTAGCGGTAGCCACCGGGTTCGCAATGACGGAGGGCTGCCCCTGATTCGTCAGGGTGACCTGCACCTTCTGCAAGTCCTGCTGACCGCCACCCTGCGGGGACCACTCCACAACAGCGAAGCCCTCTTCACAGTTGTCGGTTCGGCCGTACCGGTCGAACGTGCGCCAATGCACCAACAGCGGCGGGTCGTTCTTGGCGATCAGGCGGAGTTCTTCCTGGCCGGCGTCGAACACGGCAGGGTAGATCTTCCGCTCGAACTCCATTTCAACGGTCCGACCCAACGAGGTCACGGCCTCGGAGGTCCAACGGCCTGTGTCGGCGTCGGAGTTGTCCTGCTTCCCGGTGGACTGCCCCAGCTTGATTGACTTCATACCGAACGCGGTGGTCCAGGACCCGGCGCCGAGGGTGGTGCCCCTGGCCAGGTCGACCTGAAACACCGTGGCTAGTGCCGGGGTGGACTGCCCTACAACCGAGGGAGTGATGACGGGTGCGCCCATAGTGCTGCCTCCTGAGTGAGAGCCCGGTCAGTCATTCCGGCCGGGTGATGCGGGGTCATACCAACGCGGGACGGGCCGTCCGTGCGATGTAGTTCTCCGATGCCTCTGGCCTGCCGAGGTCACCGATGCCGAGGTCTGTGCCGTACTGGTAACGCACCCACGAGATAGGGCAGCCGTTCAGTGTTTCGTTTCGGATCGTACCTATGACGCGGGCGATCGTCTCCGATGTGTCCCCGAGCCATTGCGTGTCACCCTGACGGTTTGATCGGAGTAGGCACGTCACCCGCACGTCCACGGCGCCGCCACCGGTTGCGGCGGTGCGGCCTTCTTGGTCGGCGTCGTCGGGTGCGTTGATCAAAGCCACGGTCAGGACCACGGTGTTATCGGTGACCGCGGCGGTAGGCGCCGGCACGGTGAGCCCCGCGGCCCGGAGCTTTGCTCTCAGCCCGACGGCTAGGTCGTTGAGGAAGCTCACGACAGCACCGAACGGATACGACCGGCCAGGATCGTCTGAGCAACCGCGGCGGATTGCTCGGCCGGATCACTGAGGTAGTGGTCGGACCGGCCGGCGTCGTGCCGCATCGGCTTCTCATGCTGAATCACCGCATACGCTGCGGCCCCGCCCCGCCCATACCCCACGGCGGCCGTCATCGAACCGGCGTCCACGGCGGTGGTCCCGGAGTTCTGCAACGTGCCCTCTTCGATTGGCACAATCCGGGACGACTGTTCTAGGACGTGCTCCGCCCAATCCCCAAGCCCTTGCAACGCTGCCGCCCTGGTCTGCCCTGCCACCGCTGCGAGGCGGCCGGCGAACGCTGCGGCACCGTCCCCGCTCATTCGCACATCGCCGTAACCCCGTCCACGTCCGGATCACCCACGACGATCGAGTCCAGGGTGATCACCGTTGTCACGGACTGCGCCGGTCGGTGCGGCGCCACCGGCAGGGTCACCCGCGACCCGGGCAGCAACACGGCGCCGGCGGCGGGGTCCGCGTAGATCTGTGTGCCGCTGATGGCGTCGTTGCCGTCCGGTGACCGGACGAGTTTCGTTTGTTCGGCGATCAGGCAGGAAATCGTCACCGGCGAGGCGAACCCCGCGCCGCCCCACTCGGGGTCAGCACCCACCAGGGTTTCCACCACAACGGTGTGCGCGTACAGGGAAGAGGTCACCAGCCACGCACCGCGGACACGGCCGACCCGATCAAACCGGCGTCAACCAGGATCAGCCACGCCTGCACGGTGAGCGCGTCAATCGCGGGCGACTCGGTGCCAGCGCTGCCGGTGGTTGCGCCCTCATACGTCACGGCCCGCGGGCCGAGGGTGACGGACTTGACCACCCCGGGTGATGCTTCGGTGACCTGCCCTGTGTCGGGGTCAACCCCGTTCGACACCCATGCGGTGACCTGCTCACACACCGCATCGGAGAGTGCGGCGGCCAGGTCAGGGTCCTCGGGTAGCCCACTCGGGAGAGTGTAATAACGGGCTAACCGGGTAGCCGAACCGACAAGACGTGATGCGGCCCGAAGATACCGCTCTACATCATCCGGGTGATCCAGGTTAGGTGAGTAGTCCGCGAGCGCGTCAACCGTGGCGTATCGGATCACCGTTCCATACCCTCCTGTTATAGCGGCGGAACCAGGAACAGACACCGGCATAGCGTCTGTGGCGGCCCTGGTTCCGTCGCCCGGTCGCCCTAACCCTGATCAGGGGCAGGGTGCTTATTCGATGCGGAACGTCTTTCCCTTGTCCGGGCCATCGATGATGTGCCGAACACGCACCGGAACACCGTTGCCGTCGAGCGCTTCGTACTCTTCCACCCGAACCTCACCCTCATCCGCGGTAGCAACGTCCTGCCGGATCGGGACAGCCCCGAGGATCGTCCCGGCGGCCAACGCCTCAGCGGACGGCGCCTGCGGCACGATCGTGGAAGCCCGCTCCGTCGGGTCGGTCGTGTCGGCCGGTGCGTCC